ATTTCTGATAGTATCGGGATGAATTTCTTCGCCTGTTTTCTCCTCAAGCTTAATTTTTAGATTATTGAGACCCATGATCGAATTAATTTTAAGCAATTCAACAAGGGCATCGGATAATTTATTCAGGCGATCTTTTTTGGCTTTCGTCTGACCTGGCTTTCTTAGTTTGGGTTCGAGGTCAGGCTTATGGATAAAGTTTGGCCATGAAAATTCTACCACTTGGGGGGAGGGAGTCGGAAAGTCTCGGAGGGTGGCCTCGAGTACCAGGTGATCCTCCTCTTCGTGGGGTGTTAGTGTGAGGATGGCATCGGGATCTCGGGCAAACACGCCTGACCCTGATGCCCGGTCAATGTGGTCCGTGTCAGACTTGTTTCCTTTGGAGAAGTGGTGGGCGTAGACGAATGAGCAGTCTAGACGCTCGGAGAACTTCTCCATGCGGTTGACTATTTCCCCGATAGCACCGGCATCGTTTTCGTCTGCACCAGTGGCGAGCTTATAGAAGGGATCGACAATTACGAGGTCGGGGCGGTGGTTCTCGAGATCCTCGATGTGATGTACGAGGTCTTCTAGGGTACGGGACTGTCCTCGGAGTGAGCAGTACATAAAGTTTTTGTTCTTTGGGTCGTAGTGGTCATTCGCATTGACCATTTCGGCTATCCGGCGGGCGGCAATGCGTTTTTTAAGTTCAAAGTCGAGGTAGATTACTTTGGAGGTGGCTGTGCGATGGCCTAACCAGGTGGACCCGTTGGCGGCGGCTAGGCCGAGGTGTAGGAGGGAGAGTGTTTTACCTGCCTTGGATGAGCCTGAGATGATCATCTTGGAGCCTTTATGGAGGACACCCTCGATGACCTGCTTGGGCATGGGATCGGTGTTATGGGTCATCATCTGCTCGAGGGATAGAAACTTGGGTGGAGGGAGGGGATCATCGATTGCTATGGAATAAGCAGTGGGCGGTGAATCCTGTTCGGTATGGGTTGGGTAATCGATCTTGCCCTTGGAGGCGAGGTATCGGTCCACCTCATCCACATCGGCGAGCACTTCGGGTGTTAGGTAATCTTCTCTTCTGGCCATGTTGTTATTTATGTTTGGTTTTAATTAATATGATAATATCGGGTTTAAAGGTATCGGGATCGCGGACGATGAGGACTGATTTCTCCTCATCCATCTGATCGGCAAAGTGGCAGGCTTCCTTCACGGGTACGCCTAGATTAATAAACCGTCGTGCGATGATTTTTTTGAGGAAGAACGGGTGGATCATCTAATCCTTCCAGTAGATGATCGGTTGGGCGGCTGGCAGGCTGGCCTCTTTGCGGCGGGTTCCCCAGGGTAGTCGGCAAAGTTGGTTCATTAGTTTAAATCGTGGATCTCCACCGAGTCTTTGGGATAGCTCGAGGAACGCCTTCTTGTTACCGGGAGTCCACTTGAACCAGGCGTGGAGGGACTTACCTCCTGAGTTTACGATCATCTTGAGTTCCGCCTCGTTTTCGAGTCGCTTGATTAGGCCAAGCTGTTGCTCGAATGAGAGGGATGGATCATCAGTTTCGTGGAGGAGATATTTCCGTCCGAGCACCTGTGCCTCGGATCGGTTGGTCGCTTGGGCGGGGAAAGTGTTATAGGTGATGAACTGGTATTGGGATAGATCGGGTTGAGCGATCCAATCGGATACGGGTAGGAGCCTGCCCTTCTCGGCCACCTGACGCTGGATAAAGATTGATTCGTCAAGATCGAAGAGTTTGCTGACCGCTTCAGATGCATTCATCGGAATGGGGTCTGATTTGATGGTGTACTTCTCGAATAGCCCTGCTTCCCCCAGATTCTGTTCCTTGAGGGATGGATCGGGCTGAGTGACCTTTATCGGGTTGGAGGGTATGTGAGGGTTATTGTGGCGGTCGTAAGCACCTTTAACAGCGTTCCTGACCTCAGAAGGTTGATTGGGTCGATGGGATACATTTCGTAGGATATGCTCGACTGCTCTTTCCGCCTCACTCGCATCATCGATATGCCTGGTGACTACGAGGGCGAGTCGCAGGATGATATCATGGTGAGACAGCGTACCTGCCGGCAGATTCTCGAGACACCTGCGAAGATCTCCTTTCAGGGTGGCCATCAGTCGGTCAGGTACTTGGCGATCTGCTCGGTAATTTTTAGCATCGCCCCTCGTTCGATCTTGGAAATTGTCTGCTTGGCGACACCTGCTTTCCGTGCAATTTCATCCTGAGTAAATCCCGCATGGTCGGATGGGACCGAGCGAAGCATCTGTCTTAGCCTCGCATCGGTTGCCATCTTGCGGATGGAGTTATTCTGTCGCCTCTCCTTGGTCATCCACTGTCACCCATTTATCGATAAAATGCCTTGGTAGTCCCGCCTCGGACACATGAAGATCATTTTCGTCAGGCTCATGGCCCTTCCTTGAAATATGAACGATCTGTGTTAGGATTTCATGCCTATGGCCTAATCGCTTGATCGCCCACGCCTCGTTTGGGAAGCGAATATCATCAAATACGATCAGACGCTTACCCAGGTGATCCTCGGCCTTTCGCATGGCGGCATCCACCCATATGTTAGGATAGATCGATTCCCTGCCCCACTCTGTCCCGAGTGACTGAAGCATCCGCCTGACAGTCATTCCGTCGGGGAAGCCTGGTATCGGTTCCTCCTTTTTGTCGAGCCAAGCGGGATGCGGTAGGATGACCTTGAGCATCTCTTTGATTGGCGTGGCGAATGACAGGATGGCGGCTCCCTCGAATGATTTGGCGTAAGTCGATTTACCAACTCCCTTGGGACCGCATAGACCGATTATCTTAGGTGCTGGGTAGGTCATAGAATCGCCAGTGCAAAGGATAGGACGGTGTATGCGAACATAAGTACCGCTAAACCGAATAGGATGTAATGGATTGGATGTAGTTTCATTCGGAAGAACTTCTTTCCAATGCTTCAGCAATCATTCTGTTAGTCATAGCCAATTCATCCAAACCGGCGGCTATGATTTTAGCGGCTATGATTATAGGTTCTTTTTCTAGGTCATCCTGTTTATATTTAGGACATACATCCATGTACCATTCTTGTGCTGTCTTTGAAGCCTGTTCCATTTGTGTTTTTGCATCTATCATATCAGTAGTGGGTTTTGATTTCTCCTTCTGCCGCCAAGGGAAGACCCTGGTAGTTCGGAGATTCTTGGGTTAGTAGTTGAAGTAAAAGGTCAAGTGCCGCCTGTCCCTCGTCCACGCCTACCTCGAGGCAGATACTGTCGTGGACATGGAGACAGACGGGCAAGCCGGCGGCCTCTATTCGGATAAGGGCATCGGCGAATATGGATCGGGCGGTTGCCTGCACGATGTTTTGAAAGAGTCTTGCCCCGTAGATTTTTACCGGCTCATAACCTCGGGTAGTCGAAGCATAGAGATCCCCGTCCTTTTCGTGGGCATTGAAGTAACGGACAGGTACACCGCATCGTGTTTCAAATGTGATACATTCAGGAGTCTCCTTCATCCATTCTCTGAACTGGTCTTCCATCTTGGACCATGCCAGCATGACATCAGGATTCTGTGCTCTGTATAAAAGCACCTGTTCATTCGCCTGTGATTCGGTCATGTTCACCCCGTAGCTTTTTGCTACCTCGACAAACTTTGCCGGTCCGCATCCGTACCCTAAGCCGAGCAGTCTCGCCTTGCATAGCTTACGCATCTCAGGGGCAAGCTCGGCCATCGGTTCATCCTCCTTATAGAGTTTGGATGCCCGGCCATGTGCCTCGTAGATATCGATTCCTCCCCTCACTAATCCGAGGAAATCTAGATCGCCTACCAGGTACGCAATTACGCGCGGTTCGATCTGAGATAGGTCTGCTGATACTAAGACCCGACCGGCGGGAGCCTTTAGGCACTGCCTAGCTGAGATGTCACCTATTCCATCATTAGGGATGGCCTGGAAATTAATGACACCTCCACCGCTCCATCGTTTCGTATGAGGAGCACCGCAGTATTTTAAACGGGTAGGAACCCGCCGGTCGGATCGTTGACCCATCAGTAGTTTTTCGAATGTTTGGTTGGCTAAGTTGGCCTGTCTCCATTCGGTTGTTTGTTTCGGAGTTTCCTCTAAAATTTTATCTGTCTTATCAAGGAACTGCTGACAGAGCGGACCATCAATCGCCAAACCTCTGTTTGCGATTCTGCGGGTCAGGGATGATAGCAGTCTCTCCTTTTCGGGGAAGCCGGTATCCAGTTCCTGATATACACGCAGACAGGCTCGACTATCTTCTAAAGCGTAATTGATAAAATTAGAGTTCGCCTGAATATCTTCAACGGATAAGCCAGCCATCTGCTCACGGGCATCCTTGGATAATTCCTCGTTAAAGAGTTCCTTGACTGCCCCGGCAAGGGATCGGGGAAGCTGGTGATACGATGCCATGTCGGCGGTACAAATCCAATCCGCAGGCATAAACTCGGGCATCTGTCCCTTGAAG